TCTGGCCTATTCAATCCCGCATCCAAGTCATCGCCGCCTTCGTCTGCATAGAATAGAGCCTCACGGCCATATAGCCTGCTGAAGCACATTTCTGCACACTGGGTATAGCAATCATTCAGAACGTTGTTGATAAACGACGTCCCTCGCCAGCCAGAATACATTCCCCTGCCTAGGTTGTGCTTCCCTCCTTCCGGGTCGATCAAGACCATATTGTACATGGCATCAGCGATGCAATTGACAAAATGGTCGTGGTCCGCTGGTGCGTAAACCGTTCCTGATAGGTGCCTTATCACCATATCCATCTCCCACACTGAGTGGTACAAATTGAAGTTTGTCCAGTCGAACATCCAGTGTGCAAAGCCGGCCATTTTATTCTCAAAGTACTCAAGATCATCGTCTGGGGGCGCATTTATCCTCGCTCTCCCAATCTGGTTATCACCCTCGACAAATTTGAGCACAAAAGCTAGCACCACGTAATGCCAGAGTGAGCCTGGCAACAACGCTCTCCGCTTGTGGCCATTTTCGTCAAGCTTGGTGACTATCTTAGTCGCGTTAAACATCTCAAAATCAGGCTTTGATTCAGCAACAGCATGCATTACCTCAAACAGGGACTTCTTGTTGTGTCTTCCCCCAACTGATTCCACTACTTCACCCACTTCTGATACCAGATTCAGAGTGTACTTCCTGTCATCAGGAGACAAGTTATTTAACACTGTGCTGCCTTTTGTTAGCCATTCCCACCTCCTCTCGTAGAATTCTGAGAAATCTGCAATATGCGAATCGTGACCCTTGCCCAACTGGGAATACGTGGAATTGAGAGCCACGATGAAATCTTTCTGATACTGTTCGCCTGTCCACATCTGCAGATTCGGGTCGTATGACCGGTGGTCCGGCAGCTCATAGTCCCATGTCCTATCCACAACTTCTTTGACCCAGTCAGTCTCTTCCACTTCCTTGCCCAGCATATCATTCAGATACATTAACCGGTGCCTTTCCTTTTCGTCGATCTTGAACCCCAATATATCGTCACTCACTCGCACGCAATTGTGAAACTGCTTCATTATATCACCCCACAGATAGTAGCTCACACCTAAGATCTGCTTTATGAAATCGCGATACCTGGAGTGACTACCAATGCCAATCCAGTAGCACAGTATCGTTGACACAAAATTGTTTGGTTTACCAACGTGGTGGCTCGCTATCTCATACACCTCTGGATCGCTAAATATATTAGCACCCTTGACCAGTCTAGCCACCGTGATGTTGGCACGTGTAAGGTTCTTCTCATAGATGTAGGGAAATATCTTCCCCATGTCTCCATCTATGTCAAAATCTTTGGCGTCCGTTATGCTTGCCCTCATATTTGAAATCAGAAACGCCCACTCACGATCATGCGTCCCAAAGCCAAAAGAGGCTGGGATCTCCGCTCTCCGCAAGAAGTACGTCATAGCGCATCTCGGAATACCGCCTGTCCGATACAACTCACACAGTATGTCAACATTGAGCTGTGACTTGTCCCCACGCAATACCCATTCCGGGCAACTCCTTGTATAGTGCGGCGGGTACACTAGCCGAGTGGCTTTGAATGGAGCAGGACAAGGTAGATGATTGATCACCAAAGTTTTGAGCACCAACTGCTCAGCCTCCTCAAACGAGCTAAACGATCGCTTTGTTCTCATCATAATTTGTGAATGACTCAGGAAGCTGACTCTGTCTAGCCTTGCGAAATCGGCTCTGGCACTATCTCCAGATGCTACCAAAGTCTCCATGGTCCTATGGAACAACTGCTCATCAGGAAACAAACCCACCAGGGGGAGTGCGCCTATCGCTAGAGCAGTGATCTCACTCTGAACCATAACTATCATCGGCACCCTTGGCTCTTCAACCTCACCCTCGGCCACCCTAGGTGTCACAGAGAACAGCAGGTCTAGCGTAGGGTTCATCCAACTAAGCCAAGCTTCATTATGCTCCTCCCAGTCTCCTGTCCTCAGCGCTTCAAACCGCATGGAATTTAGAGTTGAGTGCTCCCCTTTTGTAGTTAGCTCATCGATATCTATGAAACCATACTTCTTGCAAAGCTGGGTCTTCCCACTGCAAGAGTGCATGACGATTGCGTAGAATTCTGGCCTTCGCCTCGATTCATATCTGTCCAGCGATCGCTCCACCTCAAGCGTGAAGTCGACCCTACTTTTGTCTTCACCAAAATAAGACATCCTCTTCTCCACTAGGTGCCCAAGACTCGCCGCTTGGCGCTTTTCTGCGCGCGACATTCGCGTCATTCTTCCAGCCATTGAGTTGTTTTAAGTGTCAACTTCACCAGGATATAATAGTA